GCCTCTTCTCTGGATGAAACCATTGGCATTGATGGAGACTTCGCTCTATGCAATCCACCATTCTTACTTTTTCTAAAAGTTCCGTATTCACTACCTAAGCCAGTACTTACAAATATCTCATTGCCTTTTTTATCTAAGTACTTCATTTCTACTCCTCTCCATATCCTTTGCCATTTTCACCTCTAAGAATAAGTTCCATACGATATTGCATTACATCTAGCCCTCCGATTGGAACCATACCATTGTTATAGGTCCAGATAGCATTTTTTAAATCATCAACAGATAATTTACTTAAATCCATTTATACTCCCCTTCCTTTCCTCCTGCATGGTCGTTTCATACTCTTCAATTCCTTGGAATATTCATCTAAGGGTAAATTTCCTAAATTGTTAGTATAGTAATCTGCATCATCATATGGGTAACATAGTGTTTTTACAATTGCTCCTGCTGTACAGTTTCCAAATTCCTTGGAGTTTAGCAGATCTTTTATTTTCATCCTAATACCACCCTTTATAACCTGGCGGAAGATTTTCAATTATCTTATCTTCGGCAAGCCAGTAAAAGAATGTATTAGGGTTTGTACCCAACAAAGAACTTGGATATGCGACTGTAACTAAATACTTAGTGCCAAATAATCCTTTTTTAACTTTCTTTATACGTCCTACCCTAGTTTCGTGGTCTTTAAATTCAAATCTTACTTTTTCAAGCAGTTTGTATTTTGCCAAAGGTTGTCCCTCCTTTCTACTCACTTCAAATTCTTCTTTGCCCAAAGTTCTAAGGACTGTATCTTTTCAGAAAACTCTATCAAACCTTTAACTATAGTCATAAAATCCTGTTTTTCATCTTTATCAACAGATCCATCCTGCAAAATTTCCATTAGTCTTTCTACAAAAGTCTCTGGATTCTTCGATAAAACCGATAGTTGAATTGCAAGACATGATATTTCTTTAAGTTCTACATTAGGAGCAATACACTTTCCTATAGGACACTCATTATTGCAGTAATGGTACATAAGCTCTGGAGCATTATAGGTATCTGCCATTCTTACAACCATATCTACTGGTATCTGTTTACACAAATCATTTTCATAATTTGCCATTGAACGATCGCTTACTCCAAACATTTTTCCTGCACCCTCTCTACTTTTAAGCCTGTCATTATACTCTGCTGCCCTTAGCCTTGCTTTCATGTATACATTGTTAGTGCTTTCCAGTTTCATATATCTCACCTCTTTTCTCTAATGAAAATTCATATTGTTGTGAAGAAGATACCGTCAAGTTACACACTATAGATGCTTCTCTTATGATAAAATTTTAGTAGCAAAAACTTTGAAAATTTCATAGCATATATTGAGGATGTGTTTGTCCATATTCAGTTATGAAAGAAAGTATTTTACATTTTTCTCTTTAGTTAACTTGTTTGTTATCCCTGGTAGATGAATTTTTAACTAGCTACTGTTTGTTTTTCTTGTAATATTGATATAAGTTCATCTATCTGGTCAGGAGGTAGTTCATATTCACTCACTAATGCCCTAACAAAAGACCTTGCTTTCCTTGTTTCTAGTTCATCAAGTATTTCAGGATCTTCTGGATAATGGACTCTTACGTTTATTGGCTTTTGCAAAATAACACCTCCCCGGGTATTTTTAAGCATACTTAGCTACAGTATTATATGCAGTTTTAATTATTGTGTGAGTTGGCTATACTACTTCTTTTTGAGTTGGTTCTGTTTCATCCTTATACAGATTTTTTACTGTTGTATTTAAGGCTATTGCTATCTTTTTCAGAAGTGGTATTGATGGTAATTTATGTTCGTTTTCTATAGCAGATATATATTCTCTGGTTGCATTAACTCTGTCTGCTAGCTGTTGTTGGGTAAGTCCCGCATTTTTTCGAGCCTCTTTAATTCTGAACACTTTATCGCCTCCTTACACTTTATATGTTGTACTTATAGTTCACTATTGTCAAATATAATGTGAACTTATAGTTCACTGTAAATACAAAAAAATATGTTGTTTTCTTTCACTATCTCTATATATCTTTAAATTTCTTGAAGTTTAAATTTGAATAATATATAATGTAAACTAATAGATTACATTTAAGTAGGTGATTATATGCAATTTGGTGAAAGAATTAAATCATTAAGATTATCAAATAAATTAACTGCAACTCAACTAGCTAAAGATATTGGAGTTACAAGAGAATATTTAAGTCGTTTAGAAAACAACGCAAAATCTCCATCATTTGAGTTGCTTGAAAAATTATGCGGAGCTTTAAATATAACCTTAGCAGAGTTCTTTAAAACAGATTCATCTGACATAATTCCTGAGCATTTTAAAGAGTTTATAAATCAAAATAAAAATCTTACTCCAGAGCAACTTGAGAAGCTCAATGAGTTCATAAAAGCTTTAAAATAAACCGAAAGGATGATTAGAATGAATAATACAGAAAAACTATTGCAACAAATACTTGATTCCCAAAATAAAACTAATGAACGTCTTGATAAACTTGAAGCTCAAACATCCGAAAACACTCAAATCCTTAAAGCTCTTGAACATAACTCACAAGAACATAAAGCTTTACTTGATCAACTCAACCATAGGGTCGCATCAGTTGAAGGTAAAATTGATACCATATCAAAAGATTTAACTATGGTGGAAGCTGTTGCTGGCAAGAACATGACCGACATAGCTTTTCTTAAGGGTGTTAGGTAGATGGAACTATATCTCTTTAGCTCGCTACCTCCTCATTTTTCGTTCTTGTAGGAACGCAATTGGGTAAAAAAATAAAGTCTTTAAAATTTAATTCATTGTTTTCACAATATACCATAAGTTTCCCAAAAAACTGCGCTCCGGCACCAGTGCCATCTTTCAATATCTTTGATACCTGACCTCTGTCAATACCTAAAGCTAAGGCAAATGATGTTTTATTTCCCTTAAAACACTGGTTTACTAAATTTCTTAGAGCAGAAATATTAGGCTGCATTATATCATCTCCTTTCGTTCATATTTTCACGTTTCCATACTTGAATAATACCATCTTCCTGTTAAGGTGTCAATACTTTTTACGTGAAAAAAAGTTACACTATAAAATGTTGCTTTTTTTCACGATTGATATAAAATTAATCTAAGGAGTGATTTAATTGTTTGATAAAGTACATTTTAAAAATATATTAGAAACGGCACTTGGTAAAAGAACAAAAGAGGAATATTCTAAGGACAGTGGCGTAAGTCGTGGATATATTTCAAAATGTATTAATATGAAAATATCTAATCCGCCCTCTCCTGAAATTCTAAAAAGATTAGCTTCAAAAGCTCATAATAATGTGACCTATGAAGATTTAATGAGAGCTGCAGGTTATATTGACACTGATAATGAAGATGAATATATTACAACTGATAATTTTAATAATAATCCTTTTGGTAATAAGATAAAAGAATTGAGAGAGGAAATGAACTGGACTCAAGATCATTTAGGTAAATTATTAAATGTTAAAAGGGCTGCTATATCAAAATATGAAAATGGTAAAGTTCCTCTTACGGATGAAATATTAATTAAATTATCTAAAATATTTGATGTTTCATGCGATTATATATTAGGTGTTTCGAACAAAAGAAATGATTCTAAAGTTGAAAATAAAAAATCTTTCATGGAAAAAATTGAAGACCTAAGTCCTGAAAGTAAAGAAGAACTTGAAAAATATATTGAGCTATTAAAATTAAAAGATAGCCTGGATAAGAATAAAGACGAACAATCAGCTACCTTGGATCAAGGCGTTTGTTGAATGAATTGAAGAAAAAGAAGAAAAAATACTGAAACCTTTATAGCTATAAAGCTAATTGGATATAAGTTTAATAAATAGGCAAAAGATATTATTTATCCTTTGCCGGTACTATTGTAATATTGACAGGATATTTTATGTCTACCGAACCTGTATCGTCGTTTTGAAAATTAATTGTATCGTTAAAAGATCCTGGTTTTGTAAGTATATAAGCAAAATGTTCTATTGAATCATATAAATCTGGATACATATCATAATAAGAACCTTTTACATTATTTCCATCAACATCAATAAAATCAAATTTTATGTGTACATCATCTTTATTTGATTCAGTTCTACCTAAAATATACTTTTTTTCAATCATCCTTTTCACCTCATTTATTAAAAATTGGGAGGAACGATATTTTGAAGCAATTTGATAATTATAAAAAAATCTACAAATATATAGAACATATTGATGGATCTAACCCTCAATATGAAACACATATTATAATATCACATTTATATAAATATCTAGAAGATTATTTAAATGTGATTACTATACAATTTAGAAGAATAGAGCAAACTAAAAAAGAAATGGAACCTCTTGCTAATCAATCTATTGAAAAATTTAATGATAGATTGCTTTTTACTAAACTTTGGACTGATATTCATTTCTTACTTATAGCTATTGAAAAATCATATAATATTACAATAAAATTATATAATAAACTGTCAATGGAAACAAAATCAAAACAAATAAAAAGTAGCGATGACTATATTACTAAAAAGAGGCTTCGCAATATGCTTGAACATATGGATGATAATTTAACTGATGGTTTAAATGAAAGTAAAAGAATAATTCCCAATTATTCATCCCATAATATTAATTGGTTTGATAACCAGTATGGTTTTATTTCTGATAATACTCTCAAATTAAAAAATATAAATTTAAAATTGAAGAAACTAGTTTAAATTTGCTATATAATTACTATGATGAAATTACGTCGATATTAAATAAAGATTATGTGTTACCTGTTAAAAAAGATGCAGATGCTTTTTGGGAATCATTCGAAAAATGGAGAAACAATAATCAAGCACAAAATCAGTAAATATATATCTAAAATATGTTATAATATTTACCAAGAGAATAAAAATGTTTTTAGTTGGCCACCTCCCAGAATTTATCTCTTACAAAAGAGGTCGTTGCGGTTAATCTGACAGCAGAGGAGGTGGCAAATTTGAGTGAAACTATCA